CAGAGATCTCAGTAGTCATATCCATTAGTTTTACTGTACCAACAGCAGACTTGTGAAAGACAAGACCAATAGTTTTACTATCATCACCTGAGTAAGTGTTGTTCGCACCACTTGGGTTAGAAGCTACGTTGCTTTGAGGTACGTTGTTACTCATCATTACAGGAATACCTGCAACCATTTGTACTTTACCTGAAGCAAAAGATCCGTTACCTTGTGGGTTGAAGTCAACATCTACAGTTCTTGTAGCAGACTCAGCAAGTTTGTAGTACTCAGCAGGTGGTAATACACAGAAACGATCTGTTGGAGGAATGTCTCTTTCATCAAATGCTTGAGCAATATCATAGATAGCTCCAGCTAATTCATCACCAGTAACAAGTGCTGATGTTGCATTACCTGTTGCAAATGTAGAAACAATACCGCCATTACCACCAGTAAGAGTAGTAGAAGCTCTAGAGGCATTAGCAAGCTGTTTTGCTACGTTTTCATCGTATTTCTTGGCAAGTGCCTTACCTAATTCATCAGCGTAAGTTGCTCTTACGTCATAATGATTTTTGAGTTCATCAATGTTAGCAATGAAGCTCTGTGCAATTAGAAGATCATCAATGTTGACAACCTTTTCATTTGCCTTGATTTGGTTAGCACCAACAAGAGGAGTTCCTACTGTATGGTATGCAGCAGTAGCAGTTCCTAATACTGGAAACTGTGCTGATTTACCACTTGTGATAGTACGAACTGAATGAAGTTGCTCGTTAAAGATATTGTTGCGAGCAAACGAAGTTAGAACTTCGCCACTAAATACCTTTAAAAACAGGGCATCATAAGATGTACCTGTATTATTAACCAAACCAAGACGTGAGACTGTGGCGTTAGCCATAGAAAGACTCCTTGATTAATGTTTACAAATTTGAGTAACTAACTTCGTTTCAATCCTTTCTCTCAAGTGTTGTCTGACGCATCAGGCACAAGGATATTTAGATTTACACTCTGTTAATTTATACAGACCCACAATATTATTTGTGAGTTAGCTTACCATCTAGATGTAAGTTATTTTTAATATAACACTAACTTTATTTTTATGCTTTATCCAAATACATTACTACCTGCTAAACGTCTTTGTACGTCTTCTGTGTAGGTAACATCTTTACCGTATCTCTTATCAGACATAGCAGCTACTACTTCTGCTGTAGATCTGTAAGGTGTGGGTCCACCAGTAGCAGGTTTTCCAGAGTATAAGTTTGGTTCAACTCCCATAGCGTTTTGGTATCTAGTATATAGTCCTTGTACCATCATACTCAATTGTGGTCCAGACATTGTGTTTGTTGCTTCATTAAAAGCTTCTATTTCTGGCTTAGATAGATTTTCTAAAGCCCAACTAACCATCTTGCCATAAGCTTCATCTCCACCTATAGAATCTCTAATACCTTTTACTTCTTCTGTTGCAAGTTCATTAGCAGCACCTTCACCATCTTCACCATAACCCATCTCTGCTGCCCTACCAGTAAGGTAAGAATCAACTGCATTTTTAGATAGACCTGCATCTAATAAAGATTGATACATTTCTTCTGGTATCTCTCCTTCATTTTTATGAAACTCTGCACTAATCTTGTAAGGATCTATCTGTGCTTCTTTAAATATTTCACCTAAAGTTTCACCATAGTTTTCATTTACAGATTTGTAATCTACAGTTCCATCTTCGTTGTAATATTCTTCATAACCTTCTGTTTTTGTTGTTGATTCTTCTGTTGATTTTTCTGTTGATTCAGATACTTGATCTTCTTCTGTAACAGAACCAAGTTTACTTTGAAGTTCTTTGTAACTGTTGGCAAGATCTTCTACAGTTTTAAATTTACCAGCATACAAACCATTCTCATCTTTAAGACCTTCAAGATCTTGTTGAGACATTGGTGGTGTTTCAGATATTTGTACTTGTGATGAAGTCATAATTTTTTTGGTTAGTTATAAGTAAGTGTACGACCATTTTTAGTTTCGACAACTTTTAATTCGTTAGGTTCGGGCGTATCATTAACACCTAATTCGCTGACTATTGCTTTTTCAGAGACAAACTTTCCGTTTTCATCTCTTTCTTTAGACTTCTTGGTTGGCATTTGGTTCCTCCATTTGTTGAGTTTGTTGGTCAAGAGCCTGTGCTTCAGCATTTACTTTGGGGTCAAGTAAACGTGAACCTAAAGCAGCAGGTCCAAGACTTTGAATAAGCTGCTGTTGTTGTGCAGCTTGTTGCTCGGCTTGGATCTCCTCTTGTGTTTTTACTAGGTTAGCAGTATCTATACCGATACTGGTAGCTAGTCTTTTTACGGCTTCATCTACATTAACGTACTGTCTCATTACATCTGGTCCTAAAGCTTGAGCTACAGTTGTAATAAACTCAATAAGTTTGTTTCTATCGTTACCTCTACCAAGTCCTTGAAGTCCTGTCACTATCTTAGGTTTGACCAGTTCATCAGGTAGCTTGGGAACTTTACCTTGTCTAACAAGCAGGTGCATACGTCTTCTTAGATATGGTAGTTGAAACTCTTGGGTCAAAATACTATAGATACCACCAAGACTATTTTCTAGTTCTTGTGCCATAAGATTTATTTCTGCTGCTGTTACTCTTTCTGCGTCACGTTGTACTGATCTAGCCATTAAAAAAGCAAACTCAAGTCTTGCTTCTATTCTTTGTATGGCACTAAAGGCAACAGAAAAGTCTGCACTTTTACCAACTTGCATCACAGAAATATCTGAAGCAGCACCTTCTCGAATAGCTCCATTAGGTGCTTTGCTTATAGTCGAAGCTCTTGTAATTCCATTAGGATTTACTAGGAATAATGTCTTGGCACTAGCAGCAGCACCTTCAATTATTGCTTGCATTAAAGACTCAAGACTAATCAAGTCTCCTCTGTATTCTTCTACATATCCTCTACCATAATCTTCACCATCTACCCGAATAAATCTAAGAGGTATAAAAGGAGTAACATCTACCTTTGACCTACCATCTGTATTTGGTATCTTTTCTCCTTTACATTCTTGAAACCAAAAGAAGTCATCATTCATTCTCTTGATAGATGTATATATATCCAAGTCACCCTTCATCATCTCTGCGTCATAGTTCTCTTTCTTTTTAATTTGTTCTAAGAACTCAAGAGGTAGAGCTTGTGGGTGTACTGTCTCTTTAATAAGTATTTCTAAAACATTACCAACTTCATCACGCTTACAAACAAATTTAGATAGTGGATATACTTTAAGTCCTTTATCTGTTAGATATAACAAGACATTACCTGATACTACAAGATGCTTAAGTGCTTCAAACATAGCAACTCTATCGTTAGATATTTCTATCTCACTCATCAAAGCGTTTTCTATTGTGCGTAGTCCTTTATCTATTTCGCTTTGTAATGCTTCTTGTCCTTGCTTTCTTATTTCAAGATCATCAATATCAAGTTTAAAAAATGCTGTGCTTGGTGGTAGCAAAGTCATTAATAGTTTGTTTGATAAGCTATTAACTCCTCTACTACCTGTTGCTTGAAAAGGTGTTTTAATCCTAGCTCTAGTACCTGATGTCTGTTCTGGTATCAGACTAGGTATGGTTAACTTAGATGATTCTTTTGCTTCTCTATCATAAACAGACCGACTACCGACAAGTGCTTCATATCTACCTGCTGCTGTTGTATCTTGTGTTGAATATTCCATATTTAAGGAGTGTAATTAAGAGAACCAGTACCTGTCTGTGTATTTGCTAGTAAAGGTATTTGTAATGATCTAGTACCAAGCCTTTTTCTACCTGTAACTGGTGTAATTGCACCTTTCTTTTTAGTAAGAGATGTTCTTTTGTCACCGATAACTACCTTTGAAGCAGTTTGTTCTATAGCAGAATCAACTGGTTCTGGCTCTGGTAATGGTGGTGGCTTGGGTCTTCCGAAACACATAATTAAGCTGTCCTTGATTTAGATCTACCAGAAATAGATTTTCTACCCATTCTAGCCTTTGCCATGCTTTGTGCTTTAGTTGGGTTACCCCTAGAATATCCTCTTCTAGCCTCCATTGCACGTTTATTTCTTGCTACTGCACCACCACTACCACCACTACCACCTGATAACATTTCAGCAGTTGTAAGGTTAGGGTCTACATAAGTTCCCTCCTCTTTCTGTCTCTTAATCTTTAAAGTTTCTGTTGCTTTCGCTGTATCTTTTGGATCAGTAACACCTGTCTGTTTACCAGTTACAGTAACAGGTCTGTTTTGATATTCACGTTTAGGTTGTTGTCTCGTTTGACCACCACCACCAAAACACATAGCTAATTCTCCAATACTCTATTAGTTAACATAGTTTCTTTTTGTCTTAGTTGCTGTTCAATTAAATAGTCAACAACAGACCTCTGCCCTGCACGATACCACACTTCACGATCTGATAGGGATAGGTCTGGGTGTCTGTTAGGAAACACTTGATCTAAAGCTTGTATAAGTTCGTCAGTAATTACTGGTAAT